CGACAGAATGACAACGAAAGGAGTTTCGTGTCAAAGTGCCAAACGTTCCGTCTGGACGCTGGTCAAGACTGCGAACTTAAATCAAGTCGGCGTGCCAGCTAGGCTGACATCTACCGAATTGTGTCGCAATGAAAAGAGCAGCGTGCTCCGATTAGTTGCAAGCGCGTCCGCGGAAATTCACAAGCGGACTCTGGCAGGAGGGATTTCCCCGTCCCCCGCCACCCTCGCAATCCTGGACTCTTTACTCCGAGTTGTCTTTGCGGCCAGAGGGCCCAAGAGACTCGTGGAGAAGGAGTGGACCAGAATGGTGAGGAGCTTTTCCTCAACGTTGAAGATGCTCACTGAATGCCAAGATGGCAAGAACAGAGAGCAAGATTTGGTCAAGTACCACATTGGCCGGGTGGCCTGTGTGGGATTCAACCATGTTGGGGATGCTGTCCCAGTGCCGAAGTCATTAGTAGGCACTCGATGGGAGGAAGCGACGCTGTTTTGTGGTTGGTTTCTCTCCTTTATTCTGCGCGCACGTGCGCGGCGGGATGTAGGATTCTTTCAGGGTCTCCTTTTCTCAAAGAAAGTTTGGGAGCCCTTGGGAGTTCAAAGGATGAGAGAGAGCTTGAGGGACCACGCAAATCTTATTTGTGGTCTTCCGCCAGCGAAATTGGATGAGGGCATGGAAGAGAGGATCTTGCGAACCTCTCGCCGTGTCTTCGCTAAACTTCCGCCAGCCCAAAAGTTCATGCCAACCGGGAAGGCTTCACGAGAGCACCCTGCCACTGTTGGGGGCACTCTTAATTTTTGTGATTCCTTGAAGTTTCCCAAACGTGATGAGGAGAAGTGTTTCGGCGGTCCCACAAACCTTACACGCCTACAAGAGGCTATAGGTAAATGGAGACACAGCCAACATAATCGCGTTGTAGCAGAGGTGCGGCGAGAGCTTGCCGCTAAGAACTCTACTTCGCTCCATGTTCACGTTAAGGCGTTACCGGAGCCTTCCAAGTTCCGGATACTTTCTCTCGGTGGGAAAATCATGACAGCAGTACAGCCGGCCCAGGGCCAGCTCCTCACGTGTTGGAAGCGGCAGGCAGCAAGTACGATGTTGAAGGATGATCTGCTGCCGGATGTGCAGAGAATGTTGGATGACCTGAATCTTCCAGGCTGGTTCTTTAGCTCGGTCGATTACAAGTCCTCTACCGACTACCTCAAGATGGGAACAACACGAGCTTGCGCGATGGGGGCTCAAGGCCTCCACAATGATGATTTGGCATGGATTTCTCTCATGCCTGCGCAGCTGTGGTACCCTAAAGAGGTCGTTGACGATGAGGACGAGTTACTTCCTGAAGCAATCCAGCTGGCCCAGGATCTCCGCGGCAAGACATGGAAGGATGTTGAGCGTTCAATTGGATGTCGGGGAAAGCCCCGAGTTCTCTATGGCCCTTTCCAGCAGACCAATGGTCAGCTGATGGGTCACCCTCTATCTTTTCCCTTTCTGTGTACCACAAACCTCTCAGTGTATGAGGAGGCAGTGGACCAGTGGGTGAGCTCGATAGTCCATTGGTCAGAGGTTTCCCTCGACTTCTGGTCTGTTGTACAGCTCGTCAGTAGAGAGGTGTTTACCTCCCTGAGGAAGAGAGAAAAGGGTGAGGGGCAAGTTGATGAAACGCTCCGGATCTTTCGATCCGTCTCGCGGGATCTCTGGTTAGGGCGAATCCGTGGACTCAAGGATGCCCTCAGGTCTGTGATGCTGCGCAATGTCCTTATCAATGGTGACGACGCGTTGTTCCGTAGTTGTCCCTCGTTTGAGGCTGTATTCTGGAAAACAGCTGCACGAGTGGGTTTCTTGCCATCGTTGGGTAAAAATTATACTTCAAATCTTATGGCAATGATAAATAATCAATTGTACCGCGTCGATGGGACAAGGGTGAAGAGGTGTGGCTATCTTAATCAAAGCCTGTTGATGGGCTTCTCCCCTAAGAAGGGAAATTCTCCAGCTACACCTGACCAGCTAGGGCGGGATCTCAATAAGATGTTTGAGCTCTTGCCTCATAGTGCTGGCTTTCTCCCAATGTGTTTCCAGAAATGGGAGAAACTTCATGGCAAATTGTATTGCCCGAACTGGTTCCTTCCAGTCCCTCTCGGAGGTTACGGCGTGGACCCGAAGTGGTGTCAATTAGGCACCCATCCGGTTTATTACCGTCTTCCTGCTCGAGTGACGAGGAGCCAGCTCGCCTTAGCGCAAGCATTCATCGAGAAGCCTGATATGAGTTCAATCTTCAAGGAGGCGTTTGGCATTCGCCTTCCTACAAAGCTTCTCGAGAAGTGGATTCCAACATCTAGGGTAAACTGTAACCCTACAAGCGAAGAGCTTGCAATGGAGAATGAATGGGTTGCTCGTCTGGCCTATGCGCATCGCGCAAGTTTGTGTGGCCGGACAATGGACTCGATTGAAGAGCGATATGGGTTTGATGAATTTAAAATTAAAGAAGCAGAGCTTCGAAACCCTCACGCTGATCTCCCTTACAAGCTGTTTTCTACCTTGAAACGTCTTCCTGCTCCCAAGAAACTCTTGGGCAATTACGGGCATCTCCACCGTTGGGATATGGTGGACTTGTGCCTTCATCTTGATGCACGGAGGATTCGTTTTCCGGGAGTCGCTTGCCCCCCACAAGAAGTATTAGGGGGGAATGTTTTCTCTGACACAGGCCGCTTCGGTCAGGTCTTGTCCTGTGGCGCCACGTGGCGCAGTGTGAATGGGGTCAGCTCAGGGGGGAGGGACAAAGTTCCGGAGTGGTTGATGCGCATGGATGCCATCTCCCTACCGGAAGAGGGTAGATTTCACTTCCCCAGGGACCTTTCAGTCTCCTGGTACAAGAAGTTTAAGAACCCTGTTATTTACATTAGTCCGCCTCCTGCCCAAAACTCAGAAGAGTGCTAAACAAAAAGCCAAGAGACTGCACGGAGCAGAAACTGAGCTGATGCACAGTCCCGGAGCATGCCGGTATCCCATACACATGCAATATGACACAAAAGGACAAGAAATCAGGCAAGAGCCAGCCCCCACAGGGTGCTCCTGCTGTACACAACAAGAAGAAGTCCCCCAAGGCCACTGTTCAAAGTGTTCCTGCTGCGGTTGTATCTCGGCAGAAGGGCTCAAGGCCCTCTATGCGCAGTTCCAACCGTGGTACGGTCATCACTCATCGTGAAATGATACATCAAGTCATGACGACAACCAGTATGGCCTTTGAGGACAGTTTGGTAAGCTTCTCGGTGAACCCAGGGATGACTACTACTTTCCCCTGGCTTGCTTCAATCGCAAGGAATTATCAATCTTATTCATTCGAGAAACTTGTATTCCGCTACCGACCACAGTGTGCAACTACCACCAGTGGTATGGTTATGTTGGCTTTTGATCCGGACCCTTCCAATGCCTCGCCTTCGTCGGCGGTCTCAGCCTATGCCTTTCGGCATCATGTGGCCGGACCCCCATACGGAAGCTTGGATTTGTCGATACCGTCTAAGAGTATGGCCGCTCTCTCAAAAAGAAAGATGGTCAGAACTTCAACGGTTGCCCGGTCGGCGAGTCCCCAGTATGATGCTGGGACTTTCTACTTCATAGCCTTCAAAGCCAATGAGCAGGTTTGGAGCGGAATCTTGGAAGTTGAATACTCTGTGAAGCTCGAGGAGCCTCAGGCTCCTGAAGGCGAGATTAACCTCGTGCGGATCACTGCTGGAGGCACCATTGCCACCGCGTACCCGCTAGGTACTTTTCCCACTTACGTGGGTGATTTAAATCTCGTCACAGTCAATTATGCACTCAGCAACCAGAGCATCACTTTCCTTCGCGGAGGGAGGTATCTCATTTATTTCCACCTTTATGGCACGAGCTTGGCTGAGAACAGCTATACTTGGGCTGGAGATAGTGGAATTGACCTGCTCACCGATGACATTGAAACTGTGAACACCGCAGCTACCTCAGTCGTCTTTAATATTACTTTGACGGCTGAAGAGAACTCGGTGCTAACAATCTCACATCCCGGTGCAGGGACCTCAACCTCCCCGCTGAACCATGCTTACCTTGTGTACAGTACGGACGACACCGTGGTCGTCTGATCTGGCTCTTGCGCGAGGCGCTGTCACATTCGGTTGCCCACTGCTTTCCCGATACAAGTGGGACCGCTTCACTCCGAAAGGTTTGTTGCGGTATTTCTCGGAATGGTTTGCTCCTCTGATGAGTGAGAAGCATGACTTCGTTATTATCCCCGTTGTCGGCGATAGCGATCGCTTCAACATCGCCCGACGAAGGTTCCTTCGGGAGCTGACTGATACGTACTCAGCCAGGACGGGGGGACTGTGTGTTGTTCTGGCCCAGAGGGGCTGGGGTAAGTCTCTGCTGCTGACGGGCACTCGTTGGCATGCACCCTTGATGGTGCGGCAGAGAGACAACAATTCCTGCAGATCAGCATAAGCCGTATGGCTCTGCTCTTTTGTATTGCAGTAGTGGTCTACGTTTGAATATCCTGGTCTAACAAGGGGAGTGTCAACCCCATTTGACTAGGGACGCAGACTTTCTGTAGGAATTCACAGTCCAGTGAGATGCGCTTAATGACGGATATCGGGACTCTCTTTGAGGAGGAGTCAACCATGAAGAGTCAAAAACGCCCAGGTGTGGGGTACCAGTCGTGTCACGCAATATTCCATTTCTGGTGAGCGGAGGCACGAGGACGGAGCCCATCTGAGAGTTGAAGGCAGGCGGTGCACTGGCACGCCGACCCCCAACGGCCCAAACAGACTTCCCACAACTATTTCGAAGTCTTCCAACACTCGGCCGGTAGGTCACTGAGTTGACTGAGTTGGGGGGGAAGCACCCAAGACAGTGGATTGAACCATCTACCGACCCCGGTTCATCTACTCACCCACAAC